AGGTTTAATCCCTTTTGCCAGCAAACGATTGATAATATTGATATGATCGTCACGGAACGATTTAATCTTACTCGCATCATATACCATATCATTGATACCCATCGTAATAAATGCATAATCAATTGTTTCAGGTATCGGAGATAGAACGGCATCCAAATTTTGACGAAGCCAATTAATTGTTTTCCCTGAAAAACCTCGATTGTAAAATTTATGGTTGAATGAATAACCTTTTTGACCATTTACAATGTTATTTAAAATTTCAGTGTAGCTGTTAGGTTTGTCAACCAAACTTTCAAGAACGTTTCCGGTGTAATTGGTTGTTCTTAGTGCGTCGGTTGTACTATCTCCCAACGTTACAAGAACAGTCTTTTTAGTCTGCAGGTCAATTTTGAGTTGCTCTAATGTAATTATTGACTGAGCAGAAGCCAACTTATCGACGTTAACAAAATTTCTTTCGTGAGATATATGTCGAATTTCATTAAAATATATTTCTGCAATTTTGATTAGAGATGCTGTTTTTGGTATTTCAGTTCGTCGGTATTCTGAATAAGAATACATGGTCGTAACCTGAAAAGTTTTAGCGTCTCTATCGAACAATAACAAGCGCCCGAAAGGTGAATCAAACGTCAATTCAAAGTCATCAATACCATCGATGAAGTAACCATCGCAAGCAATGATAAAATTATCTCCCTCATGTTTGCTTTTCAACGTTCGTGTTTTTGGGTCAAATATAATTTGACCTTGAATCACTGTACCCCAATTAGCATCTATATAGTCACTTCTCTCACCAATCTTTAGTCCAATAGTTTTGACGAAAGGAGAAGATTGCGGATGCAAAAGCATTTCATTGAACAAAATGGCAAGAATGGTTTCTCTGTTTCCAATATTGCTAATAGTTCCAAGGTTTTTTACATACAAATCTTGAGTTTCGTCGTTATATATTACATATTGGCTGACAGTTTCTTTCGGAAGAGATGTTGTTAAATTCTTAGTCACTCCAAATTTCCGTTTTCCTACTTGTACCCAACTTCCTGAGGTTAGTGAAATTGTAGAATTTTTTGCATCAATTGTTAATCGCCCTGCCAGTATTAAACCAAATCCCATACGCTCATCTAATTTAGCATCTGTTACAGAGCCGTTAACAATATTAGCAGAGCTAACAGCATTGTTTCCAACAACTGCCACTTTGCTTCCAGCGATTTGCTCTCGTGCATCTTGTGCTAACATTGCCCAAGTAACTTGCGCAGCACCATTTTTGTCAACTTTGTCATTGATAAGTTGACTGGCTTTTTGATTAGCGGCATCCGCACTAGCATTTATGCTCAAAAGATTTTGCGAAAGTGTGTCAAATCCACCTCTGGCTTTGGCCACTTCCATATTTGTGTTGCCATCAAATGTTGCATCTTCATAGACTCGTTCTATACCGTCATGAATAGCTTGTCGAACATCGCGACCAAAAACTCCTTCCTTGATAACTTTTAAATATTGGTCAATTCCCATTTAAACTTTCCTTTCTAGATTTTCAATTCGTTTCAATAGATCATCTAAGTCAACTTTCTTTGAAATTAGCAAATAATCCAGTTTTTTCTTATCTTGAGCAGTTAAGAGTTGGCTAGACTGTTCGTTCACCTTATTATTGACAGTTTCAACTGTCTCTGAAACTGCATTAGCAATAACTCGCACTTCTTCCAATCTTGCCTGTTGCTCTTTAAGCTGATTAGTTGTAACTAATTGCCGATTTCGCTTACGAATATTATCTAACTGCCACTCTTCAGCAGACTTAAATTTTTCTCNNNNAACATTTAACAAATCAATCTGACGCGCAACTACTCTCAGTCGCTCGTCGATAAACATAACAGGATTGACAACCCTATATGTGTTACCTTCCTCAAACTCGTCAAAATTCGGGTTGATGTGCGACAAGTTGACTGCTGAAACAGAGTATTGATAAGCTACAGCTTTTTGAGTGGCTAGCTGGCTTTCTCCTGCCTGTTTTAGAGCAACAGGGTTCTCTATGTCATCAAACGTGGCAGTCTCCATTTTGATACCATACTCGGCAATCAAATCAGGTCTATCGATGTAGTCTTTTCCGTTGTTGACTGAGGCAATGCTGACACGCTGATTTGTCTCACTATTTTGCTTGCCATATACAAGCAGGCGAGATACGATGCCCTCTGGGTTGATATGCTGCTTTAATGACAATAGATTGACAGAGAGCTTGATTTCCGTGTCGCTGTCAACACCAATCTGCTTCTTAAAATCAAGATATCTCTTCCCATTCTCCTTGCGAATTTGTAGTTCCAGTCCATACTCGTTCAGGATAAGGTTTGTCAATGTGGCAAAAGTCGACTTGGCAGGGTCTACATCGGCTTCCATGTGGTCGCCTGTTGCGATTAGGTCTGTCAAATCACCTGGCAAAAATTCCTTATAAGATTCCATGTTGTCATTGTGGAATTTCAAGACTTGTTTTACAAAATCAGATTTCTTCCCGCGGTAAATTTGTTGCCTTTGTTTGCTGTCGTTCAGAAAATCAAGCTCCGATTTGGCATTGTATGCAAATGTAAACACTCCACTTTCTGCCATGTCATTTGTGATTGGGGTGATACGACCGTAAAATACTTCTCTACCTGTCCGCATATTGACTACTTGTACCATGGTCTGTAAAGGCTTGATAAGAGCCTTGTAACCAGCGTTGTTTGGCAAAAACTGGAAATCAAACTGGGCAATCTTATTGATTTCAAACTTAATAATGGCCGACAAGAGCTTATTCCCGCCGGCCATTGAATCGTGTATCGGTGTCACGTTGGCACCGTTAATCAAACTAACTGCATACATCAAATCAGCTCCTTAAACCATTTGAACGAGATTCTGCCGTTTCCTTTGATGCGAATTTCATTCTCTTTTTCGAGTGTGAAAAAGTCATATACACGACTACCTGGAATAATACTGAACTGTTGGTTCCGCATAGTCAATGTCATGTTACTAGTTGACGTAATCTCTGGCCGTGCTAAGCTGATGCCTGTGTTGACCAATAGAATATCAAGTGAGCCTTTGACTTCAAAAGCGATATCCTGAAATGCATCGAGCTCAAAATTAAAATCATCCCAGATGTCGCTACCTTCTGCTCTTTCGGAAATCATAAAGGGATAGGCTGTGAATGTGATTTTAAGCACACCATGAGCCCAATCTTCCTCAAAAGCACTATCTCCTTGAACCTCGGCCAAGAAGTAGTATCCAGGTAGCGCATCATCATAGAGAGGTGATAGGCCTGTTGTTCCCATCAACCAATTAATTGCATTGGTTTTAGCCATATTCATGGCTTCCTTCGTACCATAAATTGTATTCTTGATTTTGATTTGATAGGTCAAGGTTCTCTGTTCATAGAGCTGGCCACCATAGACTGTTGAAAAATCATATTTTTCATTGGAGAATGGAATTGGCACCAATACCTTCTTCTTGTTGGGAATGCTGATTGACCGCTCGTTCAGCAAAAGCAGGCCTTCATCTTCAAACGAATGCCTGTCGTTATATCGAATACCATAGTGTTTAGCCAACTGTCCCACCTCCTTCGATGATTTGAATACGTTGTGCTTGTGCATCTGAAACATGCCCTACAATCAATTGAGCGAATGTTTTACCGTCGATATTTAAAATAATTGGTTGTGGCTTTGGTTGTTCCACATTCACAACAATCTTATCTTTGACAGTAGACATGATATGGTCAGCAACCATTCCAAGTGTGCTTTCGTTTAATGGCAATACCGCTTCTTTACCAGCCTCTCCACCACCCATCAGCCCATTACTGTTCATGCCGAAAATGGTTGGTTTGGTTAAAATACCACCTTTGGCAAACCATGTAATATCAATAGATGGCAATGACCCCTTACCACCGAATCCCCACGGTGCCTCGCCACCGCTGATGTTGAAGCGTGGTAGTTTCGGTCTAGGTAGTGACCATTCAAAGTTAAAGAAACCCTTCATAGCATTGATAGCATTGGAAACAGCATCTCTAGCACCGTTAATGGTATTCGTAATAGTATCTCTAATACCATTCCAAACACTGTTTACAGTATTAAAAATGCCAGACATTATACCACTAATTGTGCTCGATATTCCGTTAAATACATTAGAAATAGTATTGGAAATCGAGGTTACTATATTGCTGATGAATGACAATATGCTATTCCAAATTGTGGATACTATATTGAAAATCATGTTGAGTACAAATTGGATATAGGTCACAATCG